GTAGCAGCAGTTGTATCTACTGGTGTAGCAGCAGTTGTATCTACTGGTGTAGCAGCAGTTGTATCTACTGGTGTAGCAGCAGTTGTATCTACTGGTGTAGCAGCAGTTGTATCTACTGGTGTAGCAGCAGTTGTATCTACTGGTGTAGCAGCAGTTGTATCTACTGGTGTAGCAGCAGTTGTATCTACTGGTGTAGCAGTAGTTGTATCTACTGGAGTTGACGTTATATTTGCAATAACGTTATTTGCAATTGTGGTCAAATCAGGCGTAGCCGCTGGAGCAGTAGTTGTGTCTGCTGTTGTAGCCGCTGGAGCAGTGGTTGTGTCTGCTGTTGTAGCCGCTGGAGCAGTGGTTGTGTCTGCTGGTGTAGCCGCTGGAGCAGTAGTTGTGTCTGCTGTTGTAGCCGCTGGTGTAGCTGGCGTTGAGCTTATAAGCGCTCCTGTTTCCGAATTAACAGTAGCCGTTGAACCATCTGAGTATGTTTCAGTAGTGGTGCCATCATTGTTGTTAACAGCACCGACTAGTGTGGCTCCGCCTGTTACAGTTACGCTAGCTTGTGGGCCAGATGTGCTTTCCGAAGCTGCGGCATTAGTACTTCCAGTTAAAGCTGCGATAACATTGGTTGCTATATCTGTCAATGATGGAACAGGAGTGGTTGCAGCTGTGGTTGTTCCGCCAGTGGTATTGCCACCAGTGTCGCCGCCTGTAGTACCTGTTGTTGCAGCCGCAGCCGCTGGCGCAGCTGTTTGACTTATAATAGCACCACTGTTTGTATTAACTACCGCACTAGATCCATCCGCATACGTTTCAGTGGTGGTGCCGTCACCGTTATTAACCGCATTTACAATGGTTTCAGAAGCGCTTGGAGTAACCGTTGGGCTAGAAGCTACAGCGCTTGCAGTAGCTGCATTTGCTGTTGGATTATCCGTTGTTGTTTGCACAGTTGGCGGGGCTGTAGTCGCCTGCACTTGGGAAGCTGCAGCATAAGCGTCTGTAGCATCAGATCCTGAAGCAACAGCTTGAGCATAAGCCGCTTGAGCTTGAGGGCTCATTGCAGCAACTGCATTATCAATACCAGCTTGCGTTGTATCTAAAGTGGTTAAGTTGTTTGTAAAATTCGTATAAGCAGTTGTTAGTGCCGAAGACGCATTTTGTAATTCGGTTTGTTGTGCAGCAGCAGTATTGCCCAAAGTTGTTAACTGGTCATTTAACGAAGTAAACTGTGCATAGTTTGTATTAAATGTACTTACAGCTGTATTATACTGAGGCAATAGATTATTGTAACTATTTGCTGCACTAGTCATCGCATCTACTTGAGTTTGCGATGTATCCCCGTTATTATACGCTGTTTGAGCTGCGTTATACGCATTAGCATACGTATTTAATTGATCTTGTAAATTCTGAACGTCAGTTTGATTTTGCTGCACAGTCGGCAATAAAGCTTGCGCTTGCGCCTGTACAGCATTAAACTGATTTGTTGTATTTGTTAGGTTTGTTTGGGTTGTATTAAACCCATTATAAGCATCGCTTAATGCCGTTTTTAACGTGCCGTAAACCAAAGAGTTTGCAACTGCTGCATCTACATTACCGCCAGTTACTGCAGCAGATGTTGCAGCTCCAGTGGCATTACCAAAAACAGTAGAAACTGCTGAATTTAAACTAGCAATCTGTCCATTACTTAACGCACTGCTTAAATATCCACTAACGGCACCACTAGCTGCACCAGTTAACGGATCTTTACCTTGGAGAATTGCAGTTATCGCGCCACCTAAACTTTGACCAGCGGCACCAGTTAAACTTTGAGCGATATCAGGTGGTAAATTAGTTGTGAGGTTTTGCATAACCTCAGTCGCACTCAAACCACTAGCTAACCCAGCGCTTAATGCGGTTACGACACCGGCGGTGGCGATTTGGCTGATATTACCACCATTGATGGCACTTACCGCAGCTGAAGAAATTGCTGCTGGAACCGCTGCAGCAATTGCGTTATACGCAGCAAGTTGACCTGTTGCAGCGGCCATAACACCATCTTCAACACCTAGTGCACCAGCAGCAATTACATCACCAGCGCCAGCGGTGGCAACAGTGATGGCAGCCATTTCAATAACTGGTAACGGGTTACTTACAATGTTTTGAACTACTTTACCAATACCGTTAACGACACTCGAAAACGCATTTCCGATATCATTTGCAACATTACTTACTGCACTAACTACGCCACCCATTAGTCTGTCACCACGATTTGAATGCCGCCTTTAATCTGATTGATTGTATAATTCAATCTGGCTTTCTTTAAAAACGGCTCTATATCTGTTTTAACAGAGTTGATGGTGAAATGTTTAACTCCAGCAGCTTGCAACCCACGATTAAATTGCATCAAACTTTTAACAAAAGCATGCGGTTTATCTGCGGTAAACATGATGCCCTGCGCTGTCCCATCTTGGTTATTATCAATAAAAAGGATACTATTATTGGATCTTAAAGTCCTATAATTGGGCTGTTGCATCATTTGCATGATCCCAGCGTATGCTTTTTTGGGATCCATTTTCAACTTGTATTTCTTGATATCCCCCTCGATAATCTCGTATTCACTCATACGAGGTGCTTTCGAGGAGGATAAACCACCGGCATTCTGAACGTGCTTAAGCCCACCTACGGGCCGCACATTAGAATTTAGGGGTTTGGTTTGCATGTTGTTTCCAATTGAGCTGGGTGAATGATTGCGGTAGAAGTATCTCTGTCAATTTCCATTGACCCAAAACAACACAAATTCCAATCCTCACTGTGCTCTTCTTTTTCGCTAAAAGAAGGGACACGTAATTGAAAGTGTTTAAAAAGAAACTCTTTACCGTTTTCAAATACACGCCAAACGTGATCCACAGTTCCACGTCCAGGGTTTCCACGGGTTTTATTAAACCGAATTAAATACTTGTTCATATGACAGTAGCTCCTTGAAAGGCCGGTAGTTTTTCAGTTGTTACATTAAAATGAATAAACTTAAACGGTTTCTTATTGCTATGTCTAGAAAACGAATGCGGCAGCCAAGAGTTTGTAAAAAGCATAACACCGGGCGCGGCATTCATTACTACATGGTTACTTGCTTCTGTTAAGGCAGCTGGATTAGCCTCTGTTAAACTTCCTTGAACTTTTCCAGGTCTAGGATCGTAAAGTACGATCTGAGGAGAATCTTTTGGGCACTCTAAAAAGTAAAACCCGTTGATCAACGTTCCTTCGTTATGGATATGTTGATCCATACTAGAACCCTTATAATGCTGTTGACCCCACATAGAGTGAAAAACAGGCATTTTGTCATCCATTTTGTATCCTTGTCCTGCTAGGATATTAAAACAGGTTCCAAGAATATAGATCGAAAAAGCACTCAATCTAGCATCTGTATCCAATCGCTCAGTCATCACAGAGGGATACAATTTGCTGATCTTACGAATTGCCTCTTGTTTGGCAACTGCTTCATCAAAAACCGGCAATACAGTCGGTATAAATTCGGGCTTATTTATAGCATAGACAGTGGAGGGGAAATACGTTACCGATTCCAAAGTGTCTAGCACACTTTTTTGGGTTTCCATGGGTTCTTTCAAAGTTGATTGTCTTATATACACTAATGCGCATATATCGCATATTATGCCCTAATTTAGCGTTTTTCGCCGTTTATTATTAAAGCCAACTCTGTTGCCCAAGGCTGCCATGTGCCATATGAATCTGGGTCTGGAACGGGGTACTGGGAAAAGGTGGAAGACTGCATAATTTGCTCTGCTACAAGTTTCCAGTTTTCTTCTGGTTGATACTCCACATTGTGCTGCCCGTACCAGATAATGAAGTTTCCATTCCATTCCTCCCATGTCGAAAACTCTGACGAAAATGGAAAAAACTGCTGGAAATTACGGGCGCTCGTCGCCATATTCGCAAGTGATGATATTACGACCCATTTCGTAATTCCCATCAATTTCGTTAGATTCAAACATTAGGCGGATCAATCGGTATTCAACTCGAAGGTCGATCTTACCAGTATCTGGGGTGAAATAGTATGGTCCAGAGCTTTCCTGATCTATGTCGTCATCCGCAAATTTACGACCCAAAATGGTCATAGACATGGTTCCTGTTTGCAGGAAATTAGGCTCAAAACGACGTAAGTGCATACGGCGATTAGCCCCTTGCGCGGCATCACCGCTAGGAGAACCACCAATCCAGCTAATATCGCTAGTCGTGATACTGGAGTAAACCGCAGATTCATTTGTGAAAGTGGTCATATTCTGACCGAATTCATGTTGCCAAATAATTCGTCCGTTGGTGACATTATAAACATCGGCGCCTGTGCTAGGTGGTATTACAAATACCTTAGAACAAGTGACCAAAGTGGCCCCAGTTGCACCAATGGTGGTATTATATATGTGAACACTGGTGGATATTTCGTACACATAATCACTAGGATTTGTGGAAAACGAGATATAGGTTCCAGGTGCAAAAAGAGGGGTTTGATCGCCAGCCACATAGAATTGTTTATTTGACGGGGCTGTCTGACCCGTAGGCGTTGCTATGGTTTGTAACGCTGTGCTGTAGCTGGGATTGTAGTTCCAGTCAGCCCAGATTGGTGTTGGGAACAGCTCTGTGGTATAGCCACACGAGCGCTGAGCTCCAGTTGCAGATCCAGCGTCGTACCAGATTTGATCTTTTACGTTGTAAATGATTGCATCTGTGCACTCTGTTGCTGTGCCACGGGGATAAAAGAACCAGATCTCATTGTAACGGGGAACTTTTGTAGCCCATACTTTTTGACGTTGTTCGTAGTTAAGATTATCAAATAACCAGTTAACGTTCTTATCATTGGGCAATACTTTTACGTTACCATTGTATAAATAGAAACGGTCAACACCCATCCAGAAGAAAATACCATCCATTTCAACAACTGCATTGGAAGACATAATAGAGATCTGGCTAGAAACAATGTCATACGACCAAAATGGTGCTGTTGTATTGCCAGACAAAAATGACACACGAATCAAGCTATCTGTTGCCCAAAATAGGCCAGAAGGAGACGCGGTACCGCCGCGCATTGGCATGCCTTTAACTACCTTAGAACTAGATACGTTAACTTGGTTAGCTAATGGTCCGTTCCAATCATAAAAAGTCTGCTCATTATACGTGCTGCTTACGTTGTTATTGGCAATGTATCCATGTGAGCCGTATACAAAAATAAAAGGATATATAACACAAACTCCACCGTCTACTTTGATTGGTAGATAAGTTGGTGATTGTCCTGCAGAATCTGATAGCCCGGTGAAAGTCCATGTGTTCCCACTGGTAGCTGTTACGCCACCAACCAATACTTGAGTGGCAACACCGTTATCGATATTAACTAGATTTAAACCCGGATGAGCAAAAACGCTTAATTGACCGCCAGATGGGCTAAATTGCGCATCAAACTGCCAGTCATTTCTGGTGTCTGGGGTAAATATTGAAGTTCCAGTATACAACCAAACATCTGTTGGGGAACCTGATATAGTTCCGCCAGTTACGTTAACTGTAGTATTCGGGGATGTATAAGATGAAGTGGAAACTGTATAAACTGTAGCTGTTGTACTTTGAGCAAAAATTACTTCTACACCAGATGTAAAAGTGGATGTCAAGTTACCTGCAACAGTAAAACTTGTCGTAGTGTTAGAAACTAAAGGAAGATAAGTAGATCCCGGTAAAACTGTAGCTGTAAAAGGACCACTACCCGCGCTAAATGTTGTTCCTGTGGTAAATACATCTAAGCCATTTGCGTTACCAGCAAAAACATAGTTTACACCATTATATGGAACATTTATCATGCCCCTATAAATGCCGTTAAAGCTATCAAACATGGCGCCGTAACCACCTATCTTTTTAGGCACACCACGTTGAAAACGGCACCAAGTTCCGTCTGTGTATTCTTCGGATTCGAAAACAGTGCCGTCACGCTTTATCCCTGGCTTAATAGCCAGAGAATAAATCATGTTGTACTGAGATAGATCTTGAGAACTTTGATCAGCCATTAGAATGTGCCGCCAGCAATTAAGCCGGCGTTAAAAGTTGCAGGAGTTGACACTTTTGGGTTCAATGTATTGGAGTTATCAATACGCAACATTTCAATACTATTTGCGGTTAATCCCAAAATACTCGTTCCATCTAAATACATACCAGTTGCCCCATCGCTCAAGAAAGAATAAGATGGATCAGCTTGGTTACCGTTTTGAGCGTAGAAAACTGTAGAAGATGTTTGAGTAAGAACATAGAGATCAGTACCAGTACTCAATACAGTCACCACACTGCCAGTTCCCAAAGAAATTGGTGTTTGTGAACTGCCTAAAATCTGAAACTCAATATTGTATCCAGATTGGTTTGTGTTATTGTAAAACACATACAATTGGGTAATTGCTGGCAATTGCACTAATAAACTAGTTGTACGGCTGCCAGATTGAGCAATATAGGTTTGGATGATTGGTGCAAATGATACGAGGCTGAATGTGCTTCCGCTAATAGCATCCACATCATAAGTACCAGAAGTAAAGATGGTGTTAGATGGTGCGGTTAATCCGACAGTTAAGTAATTTCCCGTGTTTACATCATATACAATAAATCCAGAGTCCCCAGGATTAGCTACAATAGACGCAGCGTTATTTATAGTGGTTGGAGATACTGGTGTTATTGTTAAAGATCCGGTTCCGTTATTCCTAAAACCAATGAACCACCCGGCTGTTAATGTTAATACATTGGGGAGATTAAAAGTACCAACACCCCCATTCCAAACGAATGTGGAAGCTAAACTAGTTTGAGTTATTGAAGGTGTTACTGTTGTATCAACAATATTTTGAGTTGTTACTAATTGACCATTATAGGTAGATAACCCAGCGCCAGCTAGTGTAGCTGCGTCTGCTGCGGAAGTTCCCGTTCCAAGAGTAATATTGCCCCATGTGCCACCAGCGTCGGTGTTGTTTACTGTCAAATAAAAATAAACAGTCACCCCTGGAGGGATAGTACGGCCATTATCCCCTGTTGCATCTTGAACAACAAATTGACTTGATCCGAGATTACGGAAGAAAATATCAGAACCTAATGATCCTTGTGTTGCATCGGGCAACATGATTATTAAGTTAATCCAAGCAGTTCCAACAATAGTACTTAATGGTAACGCTGGTGTAAATGTTACAACAGTATTAGAACCAACATAAGCAGAAGATGATACAGTATATGTGGTTGAACCAACAGTTTGACTAAATACTACTGAAACACCATTAACAAAATCAGCGGTTTGATTCCCAGCGATTGTGAAGGTGGTTGTTGTATTGGTTGTTATAGTAAAACTGTTATCCGCGGGGGTCACATCCATAATGCGAGACGCGGGAACTTCTCCTAGTTGTTGATTAACAACAGCAGGCCAAAATAGTGGTGTATTTTGTGTTAATGTTAGTGGATAGTAAGAAACATCCGTTGGTTCAATAACAGTACCAGTAAATGGAGATACAAAGGATTGTGACATGTTTTAGGGTTCCTGAACCGAAGTATTGCGATCCATACGGCGAGAATTGTCTTCTTTTTTGAGTGCTGCCAATGAATCTGTGTAGTATTGTTTCCAAATAGGAAGCTTGTCTAAGGCTTTTAAATATCCCTGAGCCTGCAACAATGTGCCAAATAGCATAGCTTGTGGGCATTCACGGGTAAATAGGTTTTGCTGGTTATTACTATCTAGCGGTTGTATTTCGCTGTAATAACAGATTTCTATCGGATATGTTGTATCAGGAGGCGGAGCAATTGCCCAGTTGTTGTAGTCGTACTCAGCATAATAAAGTGGTGTACCATTAGATGACTGAGATTGATACATTGAAACGTAATCTTGGGAGCGCATCAAAATGGGAGCACCATTTGTTTTGATGGAGACTGTTTTACGCCACCGAGCAGGTTTATTCAAAACTACTTGGTTTGTTGAGAGGGTAGTTTCGACAACAGTTAGTTGCAAATAGGTTTTTAGCTCAGCCGCGATAGCTGACTCAGCCAAACCAATTAAGCTTGGAATTTGCGCAACGAAATCAGCGTCGTCACGCTCCATATAGTTAATGACATCTTGTACGAGATTATCGTAGGTTTGTACGTATGCGCCTGTCATTATCGTGTGTAATAGCTATAATTAGGTTGGAAATAGATCGGAGACTTATCACGCTCTTCATTAGAAGCTTGCATGAATAGTTTGTCTGCGCGCCCTTCTAGGTATTGAATACGAGCGATATCCACTCCAGGGATTTGCATAGACATGCTATGTGAAAGGCTAGCTTGAACGGAAGCAATCCAGCGATCTGGCACATAGATTTGATCAGTCAGTGAACCAACGTCTTCCATTTGTTTTTCAACAATGAGCTGGAACATCTGATACGGGTTGTTTGGAACCGGCCATAGATACATGGAGGGCTCAATGGTGCGATCATACCAATACTGTAGCGAACGTACAGAAGGGAATTGTTTGTTTGGGAGGTTCCAATAGTCATCGCGGTTTAGACGAGCTAAAGGGATAACTTGTTGGCTGGTGGAGAATACAATTTGGCGAACAGAATAGCTAGTGGCAACTGTTTCGCGCAAACGATAGTATAGGTGGGGTTCAGTAATGGCAATGTTGTAATACTGCCATTGATAATCTGACATAGTAACTGCGGGGAACTGTTCTTTTAAGAACCAAGTAACACCGTCATCACTATATTCAAACGCAAGGTTGTAAGTTTGTGTTGTATTGGGCGCGTAAGCATTCCAGCCAACATAATATACACTTTGAGATTGTTGATAGGTTGAACCAAACCAGTTCTCAAATCCAAGGGTTGAAGCTGGGGTAGAGAGTGTTGGGCTTAGATCAAATGCGGCTGGTGATTCGGGATTATCGATAGGTAGGTATTCTGAAGCTTGGATGTTCTGAACATATACCCAGTTTGCTTCACGAACATCAATTGTGGTCGCTGGAAGAACAAGTTGTTGTTGCTGAGTTAAAGCACCATACAATTGGTTTTCCAAAAGCCATAAATTAACGCCTAAATTTGATAGATTTTGAAGATTGTAAAAAAGCGCCTGTTTGCCAGCGTTGACATATTCAGGCGTTATTTCTTCTGCAGTTTTACCCGCATCACGATACGCATAAGAAATTAACTGGTCGACATTGATTGTTGTCTGACCAGTTGTATTACTATAGGCCATATTACCTTCCGCGACCCGAAGCTCGCTTGGTTACTTTTTGTGGGAGGTTTGGTTTTGCTTTGCCAGCTTTAACGAACTCCTTGCCAACCTTTTTAGGAATGCCAAGGGTTGATTTGCCTGCAGCAGCCGCATACATCGCGGCTTGTTGATCTTTAGATTTGATAGGCATTAGCACTTACCTGCTTTACCACCACGTTTTTGAGCTGGAACAGGAGCCGCTGGGGCCGCTGGAGCCGCAGGTTGTAGTTGTTGACCCAAACCAGCTAGGCCCATAGCCATGTTTTCGCCAGGGCTCATTTGCTGACCTGAAGCCTGTTGAAGCTGTTTGGCTCTTAGATATCGTGCTTCGTTTTGTTTAGCGATTTCGTTTTGTGCTGGAGTTCCAAGAATAGCATCACGAATACCTGCAAGAGGACCAGAAGAGCCGCCAACTTGCATTTTCTTAATCTTACCACCGCACTTGTACTTTGATACGCCATTGTCGCCTTTACCAGCGGCACTTCTAACAGTTAAATCTGTAGTATGGGAAGCTACGCGCTTGAGTGGGGAAGCATCACCGGCTGGCTTATCTGACTTGATTTTACCAACGGCTTTAACAGATGCTTTAGATGGAGCATCAGCTTTCTTAGGGCCACCAGCAACGCGCTTGGCTTCAGTAGAGCCAGATGGACCTTTGGCGCCAGACACACTGCCACCAGTTTTGAATTTACGAACAGTGCCAGTTTCTTTTTTACTACGACCGCCTTTTTTCAAGCCAGAGAGATCAGTTTTTTGGTCCTCATGGAGCTGTGAGTCATGCATACCAAAAGCTTTTTTGATTAGTTTTTTGTCTTCGGCAACATCATCATGTTTGGCGACTTTGCCACCTTTTTTCATGATGTTTTTAACAGCCACTGAACCACCTTCTTTAAAGTGGGCCATCTTAGGTAATGATTTGAAGCCTTCCATGCTATTTCCTCGAGGTTAAATGGTTAAAATGGGTGATCAGCCCTTATATCTACTAATACGCTAAAAAGGGCTAAATCGCCCTTAAAAACAGTTCTCTTTCTTTTTCCCTGCGGGGTTTAAGTACCGCTGGGGTAACCCAGTTCATAAAGGCGTTTGCAGCACCTTGGTAGTTATTTTGGTTTAAACGGCTAACAACCTCAGACTGTTTAAAATGATCTGCCCCAATATTGAAGCAAAGGCTGTATAGCGCGTCCATTTGGTTCTGGTTAAGGGGCACCTTCACCGCTTCGGCTACGGCGTCGTCACACCACTTTAAATCGCTTTTAAACAAATCTTCTACTTGGTCGTCTGTTAAAACAGCATGGAGCATCCATTGTTCTGATGATTTTACAAGGTGCCCTACCCCGATAGTCCAAAGCCCCCTAGAATCCTTATAGGCGGTATGGCGCTTTCCTTCAAAGCCAGAGATGAGTTCAAATGTTGATTCTGTAATTGCCACGATTTTTTGTTCTACTTTTTTGGTGATTGGGAATTGAAATATCATCCAAATCAACGTGCATAGCCATATGGCTATGAATGCCTTTTTATTCATATTAGCTCCTTTTTGTGTAATATATTACACTATTTAGCGTTTTCGTACGCTTGCAAGTCTTTTAGTTGCTGAGCTATTTTGAGGTATTTTGCGTTGTTTTCGGCTGCGGTGCTGAGGATGGTAGCAAGGTCAAGGGAGGTGGAGGCTCCATCAGAGCGGCTGGGGCTTGAGGTTTGACCAGTTGCACTTGCGTTGTACAACCGAACGAAGCCACCATCAATAGTACAAGGAGCGTCGTTATTAGGACGTACCGCACTAGAAATTTGTTTTTGAAGACTGGTGTTGACAGATCCCAGTTTGTCAATTTGTTTAATATAATTTGCGACCAGTAAGTCGCCTTTTCTTTGAATGTCATTTACTTTTTTCTCCGCATCAATGTTTGATTTTTCTATTTTAGCGACATAGTAGTCTGATGTCCAGCTGTATGCTGAATAGCCAAAAATAGCGCCAGAAGCGGCTGCCACAATGATGTATAGGTAGATTGCGCTGCCAAGGTTGACAGCACCACTAATCAAGTTTTTCCACATTATCTTTTTGCGTTGCCGCTTTTCCTCCGATTAATACCCCAGCACCGCCCAGTACGGAACCGATACCGATTCCATACTCGGATGCCTGAAACGAGTGGTTATACAGGGCGTGTACAACGCCAAGGGCTATAAAAGACAATAAGGCTAGGAAGGACGACACACGAGCAATGCACCAAGTGTGATTGTCGTCCTCTGTAAATAGGTCGACAATAAAACGGTTCATTTTTTGAGTGCGTCTAGTTTGTCCTCAATGCGATGAACTGCTTTGAGAACTTCATCCCAACGGCTATTGAAGTCGTCTTTGCGTAGATAGTTATCTGATACGTGTGTTCGTAAATCAGCTAAATCATCTTTAAGCTCTTGAACAGCGGTCCAAAGCTCTTTGCAAAACCAACCAATCGCTACACAGATAAGGGGTAGTACTGTGTTGATTAGAGTTTGGATGTCCATATTATTGCTTTTGTGCTGTGTCTCTTGCTACGCGCTCAGCTTCTTGATCCAAAGCCATTTGAAGAATTGGGTTAAAGTGTTTTTTAACAACTTCTTCAACTGGGGCAGCAACTTCTTCTACTTTAGCTTCAACCGGAGCAGCAACTTCTTCTACTGGAGCTAAAGCTTCTTTGATTTCTGTTTCAACAGCTTCTAATTTTTCTTCGATTTGGTCTAGTAAAGACATTTGTTTTCCTTATTTAAAAGCGGGCCCACCGACCCAGATTACCAATGAACGGCGTACGCCTTTTGTTACGGGTGCTACTCTATGCAATGTGTAGGATGGGAAAAACCATGCTCTACCTTTTGGTGTTTGAACTGTAATAGCTTCATCAGATTCTGTTTTAAGTTGTAATTCACCACCAACGTATTCTGAAGGATCAGAAAGCATTAGCGTCATGGATAATTTACGGGGCACATGAACATCATACATACCAGCATCTGTATGCCAGTTATAATGCCCTTGAATATCTCCGCTATAAATACCTAGTTGAAAAGGTTCATAACAACCCGTTAAATCAAATCTAAAAAATCTACTATTTATGTCTGCTATTGCAGCAGATACTTTTTCCCAAATAAACATGGTTTCTGGTGTTGGGTATATCCAAGCCACATTTGATCGTCTAATGTTGTTATTTACAGATCCTTGATTTGAAGATCCTCCAACAGATGCTGTTTCCGATTGATTCCATTGTGGCAGTGATAGAATTTTAGTTAATTCATCATTAGTAAAAATACCGTCCGCCCAAGCATGGGTATCACGACCAGGAATTGCTTTCGGTTCAATTGGATATAACATTATTTTGACTCCATTACTACAGTTCTATTTTTTACAAAATGAGTATTACTGCGCTTTGTTGTGTCCGCGTATTCACTGGATCTGTTACCATTCTTTTTTACATAATGTAAAAATACTTGTCCAGAATAATATCCTTCAGGACCATTACATGGTTCGCGCCAATGCTCTACATCACAACCTAAATATAGAACTCCATCACCTTCAGCGAGATCAAAACGCGTATTACCAGCATAAATGGGCCAAGAATAATTGTGCGATCTACCTAATTGTAAAGTTACACTTACTTCGCAAGCATCACGATCTTTATGTTTTAAAAGTTCATCTCCGTTAGTGTATAACCTTGAATACGCATAGGTTGGCAAAAGCTCTTCACCAGCTAAGTTTTCAACAATAGGCCACAGACGCTCTAGCAATGTATCAAACATAATTTCATGGTCAATAATTGCTTTCGCACTGGGTACTTGGTCATCTCCGGGTAATTTTTGATCTGATTTTCGCATTAATGCATGCGTAAAATATTGACAAAATTCCGTTGGTATCAAACCTTTAACATATATTGCACCATGTTGGTCTAATAGAGTAGACATTTTAATTCCTTAGATTAGTTATCCCCTAAGCTCCAGTTGTTGCGGGGGTTACTAATGATGATACAGGAAAACTCATAGTTTGTCCAACCATTGCTTGATACGCAGCAATATTTGCTGGGTTTGCAACAAAAGATTCTTGAATTTGTTGTTGCTGTGCCTGCCACATACCAGCTGTTGCAATTAATTGCGGGATTTGTGTAGGGTCGGTAACACTAGGCCACATTGTAAATGGCTGGAAAGCAACAGATTGATATTGTGATGGATCTTGAGATTTCGTGGTATCTGATGCAAAAGATACTAATAGTGAATTTGATGTTTCGTCAAATCCTGTTATTTTCATATAAATAGTGTTCATTGTTTTTCCTTTAAAATTAAGCTACGCCGCCAAGACGGGTTCCTGTTACAGGCCACGTAACAAATGGGTTTCCAGTTATGTAGTTGGCAGAGGGGCCTCCAGTACCACCAGGTTTATTATCTGCGGGTGGTGATCCATGTCCCGCTGTCCCGGCGGTTCCTACAGCCCCTAAAGTTCCTCCTGTGCCGCCAGGGCCGCCTGTAGGACCAGCGGGCGCACCTCCACTTCCACCCGTGGTTAACGACCCTGCAGAACCTGGGGAAGCTGTTGGTAAACCAGGTGGGGTTGGCCCAGCGGCGCCAGCGCCACCAGTGTTATATCCTGCGCCACCACCACCGCCACCACCGGCGTAATTAGCAAAAACACCTCCTCCGCCACCGCCACCACCCCCGGCACCTACGGTACCATTATTAGTAACGGTTGTGGCTCTAGCAACATACAGTGCATTACCTCCAGCTCCTCCGGGTGCACCAGCACCTCCACCAGTACCAGGATGGCCTGCACCACCTGTTCCGCCAGCACCGCCAGCACCTACAATATAGCCGTTATTCACAATCGTGACTGTATCGGCTGGGTTGAATGCTGAAGGAACAAGCATTGCATACGCTGGGACACTAGAGCTACCTACAGCAATACCGGGGTTGATTGTTACGGTAACTGCAGTTTTACCTGCCACATACAATGGGCTTGCAGATGCGTTAACATACACATCGTAGTTTTGTGTGTTAGCAGAAATAGTAAGATTCAATTGGACAATGTTTGACTTACCATAAAAGTTTGTCGGCATAATAATAGCACCACTAGGAACGCCAGCTAGGGTTCTTACTGCAGTATCATTAAGGCTGATTTGTGCTGTGCCGGGGCCGCCATTTTCTATCTCAATAGACTGCCCCGCTGTGGTTCCTCCGAGGCTGATTGCCCCGCTAGAATTCATTGTCATTATGGTGTTCCGTATGCAGTTACGTTAGCAAGTGATGTAAAGTTGCCAGAGGAATCTAAAGATGCGATTTGTGTTCCCTGATATGCAAAATACAGTTTACCACCACTTTCGGTAATTGTAAAATTAGTGGATTGAAAAGCCGCCGCAGTTGATGCAGTAGTTGCACTTGCTGCGCTTCCTGTGACGTTAATTGCCCAAGTTCCGTAAGCTCCGGTTCCTGATAACGTTGGGGCGTATCCACTAATTGCAGACCAACCAATGTTGGTGCCGTCATACACTATAGCTTCAGCTGCTGCTGTTGGAGCAGCAATAAATCCAGTTGTGCCAGCAGCAGTTTGGTAAACTACTTCTTTTGTACCTCCCCCTGCTACGTTTGAGGCTGTTGTGGCGCTTCCTACAGACAGGGAAGCCTGTGTTGCATAAGCTGGAGTTGTAACACCGCCAACTAAAACAGAACCAGAAACGTTTGCCAAGAAAGCTGTTGTTCCAACACCAGATTGGTAAACTAAGGATCCTACAGCACCACCAGAAATATTGGTAACAGCTGAAGCTGTAGCAGCATTACCTGTGATACTAATACCCCAAGTTCCTGTTGCTCCTGTTCCTGACAAAGTTGGTGAGAAAGCATTTACAGAATCCCAAACATACCCGCCACCAGTTGTGTAAACCAGCATGGTGTTATTGGAAGAAGCCGCTCCAATAAATCCTGTTGTTCCTGTAGCAGTTTGAACATGAATTTGTCCTGATGTACCGCCAGCTATGTTTGTCGCAGTTCCAACGCTTAATGTAGATTGCGCCACATAGGCTGGAGTTGCTGCTCCAGCTACTAACACATCACCAGGGACATTGGATAAGAATGCAGTTGTATTTGCTGCAGATTGATAAACCAACGAACCTACCGCACCACCACTGATATTTGGAACAGAAGTTGGAGTAACTCCTGAATACCCAGAAATGCCGCTAAATCCAGAATATCCTGAAATACCAGATCCGCTATAGCCAGAGGTACCACTATAGCCAGAGGTACCACTATAGCCAGAGGTACCACTATAGCCCGATAATCCTAAACCGCTGTAGCCGCTATATCCAGATATACCTGATCCACTGTAGCCAGATATACCAGAACCACTGTAACCAGAGAAACCAGATATGCCACTATAGCCAGAGATACCACTGTATCCAGAAGTTCCAGATGTACCACCAGAGCCGTTAATACCAGAATACCCACTGTAGCCGGATATTCCTGAACCAGAATATCCAGATGTACCGCTGTAACCGCTTACTCCTGATCCACTATATCCAGAGATGCCTGAGAATCCAGAGATGCCTGAGAATCCAGAGATGCCTGAGAATCCGCTGTATCCAGAAGCTCCGTTGCTGCCTGAGAATCCAGAAATACCGCTAAATCCAGAAATACCGCTATATCCTGAAAAACTACTGTATCCGCTGTATCCGGATATGCCTGAGAAGCCGCTGTATCCAGAAGTTCCGTTTGTGCCAGTTCCTCCAGAATATCCTGAGAAACCACTATATCCAGAGGCGCCTGTTGTCGAAGCCCAGTAAAAACTTGAGCCGTTATATCCGAGATATGTACCAGATACTGACGGTGCGGTTATAAAAGTAGTTGTGCTAGCCGCACTTTGGTAGGGTATTTGCCCCGATGTTCCGCCAGAAATATTAGTCGCAGCAACTGCACCGGCTGCAGAAGCCAATAAAGTTACTGATCCACTGCCATTCTTAAAATATAATTTACCGTCAGTGATATTGATAGCCAATTCACCATTTAATAAATTACCTGCAGTTGGAACAGTGCCAGACGTTGCTGTATAGTAAAGACTAATGGGCGTATAGCCGCTAGCTGCCATGTTTTATTCCTTTAAATATTCTAAAACGACTTGTGGCTTAACAAATCGATCATTTCGATGTTCATGTGCTTCCCACCAAATGAATTGATTTTCCACTAAGTGCGAGCGATCTTTTAATAAATTTATGTTTTCGGGGTGTCCGAATATTACAGGGTCTGATGGTCCCCATAATACAATCCCTTTTTTATTCTCGCGCCACGCAAGATGTTGGAAAAAACTATCAACTCCTATCCAAGTTCGGCACTCTTTAAGTAGGGCACACAGTTCGTCGACAGATAGATTTTTTCTAAAATCTTCGACAAGTTGCTTTTCTCCTTCTACACCAACTTGAATCACGGGCTCACCAATCTTTTCAATTAGTGTTTCCCAGTAAGGATAGTTTTTTGGGTTTTCTTTACCTGTTCTTAATTTTTGGGCATATGGGGCAATAATTATCATAGATAAAACTTCCTATATGCGTCTTCTAAACTGCCTTGCCATTTCCATTGAGACATTTTTCGGTAAATATCCCAGTTATCTAGGTCACCAAATAGTCTATGCGCTTCTGCTATAGATTGTCCTTCAATAATGTCTTGGTAACAGCTGAAAACAAAAGGGTTCTTTATTTCAGGCAAAATTTTACTAAAAACAATGTGGTCACCTTTGCCACAATTTAAAATTACAATTGTGCTGTCCCTGAATCGTAAGTGATTTCTAAAAATGTTCTCATCATGTGTATACATTTCTTTATTTGTTTCACTACGAATTCCGCCCTCTGGGTTTTTCATATGCCATGTTACAGCATTAGGCACAACTAGAATCTTGTATCCATTTCTATGTAAACCGTAGGTAAACAGAGTTTCTTCTCTGTGTGCTACCCTAGATAAACCAAGATTATAATTGTACACGTTAGCACGATACAGGAAAGTGCAGTGTAAATGCTCCACAGGTTTTGCAGCATTTATCATCCCCCATTGGATGTTTGGTTCTGAATAAATATTGTCAACAAGGCCGGTTACCGCGTCAGTTTTGGGGATATTTGGTGGTGTTAAAACAGCACCTCCAATTGCACCCACACCGTCTTCAATGTAACTAGCTAGTGTTTCTAAAACATTTGGCTCTGGAACTGCATCATCATCCACGCGCCAGACCCAATCAAAATTGGACCAGTTAGCGATTTGGTGAATGTGGTGTTGTCCTTTTTTAGGAGCTGGTTGCCACGCCCACTCAATACCTTTAAGATCCAACATCTGAAAAAAGTACTGGTAGATCATTTCAGTACGCATATCTTTAAATTCGTCATTATCATCAAAGATAATGATTTTATCTGGTGCGCGTGTTTGGTTTATTACAGCGTTTAATACAATGGGTAACGTTGTAAAATATCTACCTCTTGTTGCGATGGAACAAAGAATTTTACTCATTGTCCCACCTGCAAATCATCAAATTAGCTGGATTGGTATCACTAGCTGGTTTCAAAGTATCAGTTATGTTTCCGTCATAGTCGATGTACGAAAACTTAAAGCCGGGGAAGTCCTTCTCAGTCAAACCATGCAACTTGTGATGCTCGCCCCAGAAACCTTTAGGTTCATTATGGGGTACAGTAATCAATAAGCGTTTGCAGTGCTGTTTGAGTTTTTCAACGATCTCTAGACCATTATCAAGGTGCTCAATCACTTCAAACGCGATGATGTTGGTATATGTGCCAAGTTCGTAGTTATTGATGTCGGCTTGGTAGAATGTTGCATCATCAGACCACTGTTGTTCTTTAGCCACCTCAACGATGATTGGGTCGTAATCTAAACCCATATACGCTGGTGAGTTAAGGAACTGATAACCGTAACCGGTAGAACACCCAATCTCTAATACAGACCCTGGCAATACATTCTTAGCCGCCCATTCATAGCGCTGTGTCTCGCGTGGGAAAACTCCGTCGCCTTTAAGGAATACAGCTCGCTCGTAGTTATTAGAGAGCATGTACTTATAATGCTCCATATTGTGTTTCTTAGCTAGCTTGTATTCGTTACCAGAAAACGCTTTTTTGTATGCTTCAATAAGTTCTGGCTGATGCACTGTTGCTTCAGCAATATGGTAGATTGGGAAGTCGCCTTTATAGCCCACATCTACCAGCTTAAATCCTGCTTCTTGTGCGCGGAAACAATAATCAATATCGTCACAGCCGCCCATGTCAAAATCTTCGTCTAATAGACCGATAGCGTCAATCACTTTTCGGTCAATCATAGCGCAGAAGAATACGAAAAAGTTCCTTCGTGTGATGTTTGAGTACTGACTCAATACACCAGTTACATCTGCTACATCCAATCGCTCCAACCATTTGTTCTTAGGTTGGTCAAGCAAAACAGTGTCATTGTTCAGTAAAACAATTTTATCGCCTGATGCTACTTTGATACCGGCGTTTGTTGCTCCAATAAAGCCCAATGGTTTATCTGAAGCATAGTATTTAATATTGTCTCCAAGACCCTTATTTTCGAACATCCTTGTCAGGTATGTTACATAGTGCTTGGTTTCATCTGTGCATCCGTTATACGATATCACCAATTCTACATCGGTCATATCAGTATATTTCAGGATTGAATCAATGCACGGTTTAAGTAAATCGTCGCAATGATTGTAAGTCGGTATTACAATACTATATTTCATGTTGTCCTAAACGAGTTCATACGAACCCTAATTATACTACAGTTATTTTTTAATTTCAGCGCGTAATTCTTTAATAGCTTCGATGATTAGTGGAATTAAACGTTCATAACGAACAGTTAAGTACTTATCATCAATTGGAGCTGGAACTACAACTTCAGGTTGTACTTTTTGTACAGACTGGGCTGTTACACCAACTTCTTGAACTGAGGCGTCGTAACCAAGTGCTACCGCTGTTTCATTAGCGTGGTACAGCATGGTTTCAATAGCGCACAGTTTATCCAATGCGTTTTCGATGTTACCTGTTTTTGTTTTTAAACGCTCGTCAGAGTAGTACGCAGTTACGTTATTGGTTGCACGAATCTCGCCAGTTGTTCCTGACGCTGCGGTACCTACACCAAGACTGGTGATTTGAGCGGTAGTAAACACACCAGTTGATGCCACTGTAGCACCAATAGCGCAACTATTAATACCTGTGTAGGTCACAACACCAACATACGCTGGAGTAGTGGAACCTGGCGCTGTAACGTTAAACGCTAATTCACTTGGGGTGCTTGATGTTGTCCAAGTAGTGCCACCATAGGTAGAAGCCAAAGCATTAAAGTCAATACTACCAGCATAAGCAACGGCTGAACCTGTATAGCCCCAGAAGTCTGTGTTCCCCAATGTAGTTCCTGCTGGTGTAGCAGTCGTACCATTTGTTGAGATAAATGCTAAAGAAGCATTATAGGAAGAACTGTTTACATTATGGATAGTTGAATAGAACTGTCCTGTTGATCCTTCTTGAACTACAGAAGTTGTATTCAATGTTGGTGAACTTAAGACACCAGTAGATCCATTATAAGTTAACGCTGATGTACTGAACCCGTATGGCGTTTGATTAGAACCCAACGCTGGAACAGAAACTAGATAGTAGGCAGCATTAGTGGTACTGTTGGCTGCGTTAATCGCAGTAGAGGGACCATTTGCGCCACTATAGCCAGAGTAGCCAGATGTACCTGTAGCACCAGTGGAACCACTATAACCAGAGTAACCAGATGTACCAGTGGAACCGTTAGTACCACTATAGCCAGAGTAACCAGATGTACCAGTAGCACCAGTAGAACCGTTAGTACCACTATAGCCAGAGTAACCAGATGTACCAGTAGCACCAGTAGAACCGTTAGTACCACTATAGCCAGAGTAGCCAGATGTGCCTGTAGCACCGTTAGTACCACTATAGCCAGAGTAACCAGATGTACCGGTGGATCCGTTAGTGCCACTATAGCCAGAGTAGCCGGATGTACCGGTGGAGCCGTTAGTACCACTATAGCCAGAGTAGCCTGATTGTGCTACCAAAATCCAATATGTTGTATTGGTTGGTACTTGGTTTGTGTTGGCCAAAATACAGTAGTAAGAAGAGCCATTATACGAAACAATATTTCTTACAACATAAGCTGTTGAACTCGACCATACACCAAGCCATGTTTCGCTTGATCCGCTGTAACCAGAAATACCAGACCAGCCAGAAATACCAGACCAGCCAGAGATACCAGAACCACTATAGCCTGAAATACCAGACCAGCCTGAAATGCCACTATAGCCAGACCAGCCAGAAATGCCAGAAAATCCAGAAATGCCGCTATATCCAGAATAACCTGATGTACCAGTAGATCCGTTTATGCCGCTATAGCCGGAAATACCAGACCAACCGGATGTGCCGCTATAGCCTGAGTAACCGGATAATCCGATGCCGTTGATCCATGTTGGAGCATGGCCAGATCCGTTGGTTGACAGGATGTAACCGCTGGTTCCGTAAGAACCGTTGAATGACACACCACCACCGCTGTCGATGGTCATCGCGTCGGTAGTATTGTTGCTCACAACCATGCGTATGGCATTGGCTGTGATGGAACCGAGTACTAAGTCGCCATTAGAACTGTATACATATACCGCGTTTGGTAAACCAAATGAACCTGCTTGGCTAAATCCCGCTCCGTTAGTGCCAAAGTCACCGTAGTAAGTTGACGCTGTGCCGCTGCTACCAGATACAATAAAGTCGGCAGAAGCCTGTGTGCCAGTATTGTTGTTCTGGAGCACCATCTGTGCATAGGTATTTACGCTGGTAGCAAAGCTAGCAAAGATGTTGGTATCAGAATATCCGAGAGTGCCGTAGCTAAATGCTCCTGTTGTAGCCGCACTAGCAATTGATCCTGTAGCAACATGATACGGAGCTGTAAATACTTGTGTTGAACCGTTGAAGGTCAAACCATCTGTACTAAAACCGTATGGTGTCTGATTGGAACCTAAAGCTGGAACACCAATTAGGTAGTAGTTAGTATTAGAAGTACTGTTGGTTGCGTTGATTGCGGTAGAAGGGCCATTTGCACCAGAGATACCACTATAACCAGAAATACCAGACCATCCAGAGTATCCTGAGTAGCCAGATTGACCAACTATTCCAGAATAGCCTGAGATACCACTAAAACCGCTGTAGCCGCTTAAACCAGAGCCAGAGTATCCAGAGGTACCAGAATAGCCAGAAACGCCGCTAAAGCCCGATATGCCGCTGTAACCGCTATAACCAGATATACCTGAACCACTGTAACCAGAAATACCGGATCCGCTGTAACCAGAAAAACCTGAGATACCACTGTAGCCAGAGATACCACTGTAGCCGGAGATACCGGAGAAGCCTGAGATACCAGAACCACTATAACCTGAAGTACCGCTGTAGCCAGAGATACCTGAACCAGAGTAGCCAGATACACCAGAACCAGAGTAACCAGAGATACCAGACCAGCCAGATATTCCACTGTAACCTGAGTAACCAGACCAGCCAGAAATACCAGACCAGCCAGAGATACCGGAGAATCCAGAGATACCTGAGCCGCTGTAACCAGAGGTGCCAGAGTATCCAGAGATACCGGAGAATCCTGAGTAACCTGAAATACCAGAGAATCCTGAGTAACCTGATATGCCGCTGTAGCCAGAGAATCCTGAATATCCAGAGAATCCTGAATATCCAGACTGGGTGTAAGTTACTTGTGTAGATGTAACAATTACACCTGGCGCAACAGGCACTGTTGGGCTTGTCCCCGCTGGGATTGTGGCGATAGATACTGTTGTGTTAGTAGTTGACCAAACTAGCTGTAAATAGTCCCCAGCGTTTAAGCTGATTACATAATTAACTGCAGCAATCAATGCTCCAGACCCGCCGTGCGATGTTCCGGGTACTGAATATTCACTATTAGAATCTGCTACATCAGCGCCATTTTTTCTAAGCCATACGTTAACAACATCTGAGTTTGAATCTGTATTTACAAACTGAATTGAATACTGTAAATTGTATGTTCCAGCACTGCTGTGGGTTATTTGGTTTCCAGAAACAATGCTGATTCCATTGTTACCAGATGTACTTCCAATATTAACTACGTAGGCTGTCGTTGTATTAGCTGCCGTTTGGTTGGTGGTATCATAAAATGCACCCCAATAGCTAACTACACCACCAGCACCAGTTTGTCCAGAGTAGCCAGAGAATCCTGAAATGCCTGAGTAACCTGAGAAGCTAGAGTATCCTGAGTATCCACTGATACCAGAATAGCCAGAGAAGCCTGAGATACCACTGTAACCTGAGTATCCGCTTACACCCGAACCTGAATATCCAGAGATGCCAGAGAAACCGCTGTAGCCTGAGATACCAGACCAACCAGATACACCGCTATATCCTGAATAACCAGACCAGCCGGAAATACCAGAGAAGCCAGAGATACCAGAGAAGCCACTGTAGCCAGAGATACCTGAACCACTATAGCCAGATACACCAGAACCAGAGTAGCCCGAGATACCAGAGAAGCCACTGTAGCCAGAGATACCAGAGAAGCCACTGTAGCCAGAGATACCAGACCAGCCGGAGATACCAGAATATCCACTGTAACCAGAGATACCAGACCAACCAGAGATACCAGAGTATCCGGAAATACCAGACCAACCAGAGATGCCAGAGTATCCACTATAGCCACTTATTCCGGATGCACCAGAATATCCTGAGTAGCCAGAGGTTCCCATAGGACCATTTTGTCCTGAGATACCTGAGAAACCACTATATCCTGAATAACCAGATGTGCCAGAGTAGCCCGAGAAACCAGACACACCAGAGCCACTATAACCAGAAATACCAGAGCCGCTGTATCCTGAGTAACCAGATTTACCTGAGTAACCAGAGAAGCCAGAGATACCTGAGAAGCCACTGTAGCCAGAGATACCTGAACCACTATAGCCGCTAGTGCCAGAATATCCACTGTAACCACTCTCACCTAAAAATAAACCAGCGTCCTCCCATTCGCTATCATCGGCGTCCCAAATCCAAAGATGTCCTGTATCTGCAGTAACATAGGCATCGCCATTAGTGTTACCTACCAGCGGTAAATCTGCGTAGGTCGCTACAGTACCTTCAAAAGAAAAAGAAGAACCAGTTTCACCGCTATATCCAGATTCGCCGCTGTAACCAGAGTATCCACTTACACCAGATCCACTATAACCACTTATTCCAGAAAAACCTGAATATCCGCTAATTCCAGAGTATCCTGAAATGCCGGAAAAACTGCTGTAGCCAGAGATACCAGAGAAGCCACTATATCCGGAGATACCAGAGAAGCCACTGTAGCCAGAGATACCAGAGAAGCCACTGTAGCCAGAGATACCGGAGAAGCCACTGTAGCCAGAGATACCAGAAAAGCCACTATAGCCAGAGATACCAGAAAAGCCACTATAGCCAGAGATGCCAGAGATACCGCTGTAGCCAGAGATGCCAGAGAAGCCACTGTAGCCAGAGATACCAGAGAAGCCACTGTAGCCAGAGAAGCCAGAGATACCAGAGAAGCCACTGTAACCAGAGATACCTGAGCCACTATAGCCAGAGATACCAGAGAAGCCACTATAGCCAGAGATACCGGAGAAGCCACTATAGCCAGAGATGCCAGAGAATCCGCTATAGCCAGAGACACCGCTGTAACCAGAGATACCAGAGAAGCCACTATAGCCAGAGATACCAGAGAAGCCACTATAGCCAGAGATACCTGAGCCACTATAGCCAGAGATACCTGAGCCACTGTAACCAGAAATGCCAGAGAAGCCACTGTAACCAGAAATGCCAGAGAAGCCACTATAACCAGAAATGCCAGAGAAGCCAGAAATACCACTGTAGCCAGAAATACCAGAAAAACCACTGTAGCCAGAGATACCAGAACCACTGTAGCCAGAGATACCACTATAGCCAGAGATACCACTATAGCCAGAGATACCACTATAGCCAGAGATACCGGAAAAACCACTATAGCCAGAGATACCAGAACCACTGTAGCCAGAGATACCAGAGTAACCAGAAATACCACTATAGCCAGAAATACCAGACCAACCAGAGATGCCAGAGAAGCCACTGTAACCAGAGATACCGCTATAGCCAGAAAAACCACTGTAGCCAGAGATACCAGAACCGCTGTAGCCGGAGACACCAGAACCACTGTATCCAGAGATACCAGAGATACCAGAATAGCCAGATATACCAGAATAGCCAGATATACCAGAATAACCGGAAAAGCCAGATGTGCCGGAAAAGCCAGATGTGCCGATACCACTATATCCTGACTTACCAGAATATCCTGAGAATCCTGAAACACCTGACCCACTGTATCCTGAGATACCAGAATAACCAGAGATACCAGAATAACCAGAGATACCAGAGATACCAGAGATACCAGAATAACCACTGTAGCCAGACCAGCCAGAAATAGGGCCTAAAACTTGAGTTGAGCCGTCACTGTAATAGACATTTAAATCTCCGTTTGACGGAGTATACGTCATATTGGTAATCAATTTACCCGGCGACGCAGCATTAGCGATCTGTGACACAGACGCTTGTTTAGTAACTCCGCGTTGTACTACTGGTACTTGCTCATCCCCTGTTAAGGTATAAGCAATCGGTAGCTGGGTTATCGACTGATCTGCCATGTATTATGCTGTATAAGTGAAACCACCGTGGAAGGTGGCATTTCCGAATGGGGAAACTGCAAGTACGTCAACAACACCAATTGTGGAATAAGCTGGTACTACTGCAGTAATTTCGGTGGAGTTTACTAATTCAAATATAGCAATTACACCACCAAAACGAATTGTGTTTACTTCTGTGAAGTTGGCTCCAGTGATAACTACGTTAGTTCCACCAGATTTTGATCCAACGTTTGGAGTAACGTTGTAAATATATGGATTGAGAGACATCGGTGACGGAACAACGTTGCTGTTCTTATTAAGATCACCTGTGCCATTTGCATAAGTGCCGTCGGTGCCTGTGATATAAATATCATTCTGAGCTGTAAATCCATTCTCAGTTAGAATATTATCACCACCAATTGGGCCTGTTGCAACTGAAACGTCTGGGCGCGGAAAGCGCAATGCAATATTTTCTGTTTGCAGTGCAGGTAAACGCCATGGGTCAAAATTGTCTAGATCTTCTTTGCATACTCGCATCCCTGGAAAGTTGGGATCGGGCATAAGATCGACGTACGCCATCTTCCTATTGCAGCGGTCACAGACCGCTACAGATAGGACAGAATTACCTCGAGTATCGAGGTAAACTGGCATTAACCTTTAACTCCTGATTGGATGACTGTTAGTGTATCACCAGATGCGCCACCAGAAATTCTGATTGCACGGAAAGGTTGCCCTAAAAAGCCAGCCGCATTTGGATCTGTTGTTGGTACAGTAACCCAAGTAAATGTTGCAGTTGTGAACTCTTCATTAACAACTGGGTATGGGTCTGTTGCAGAAACCTGCACAGTACCAGAACCAGAGTTTACATAGGTAACGCTAAAGGGATTTTGGTATTGGTCGAGAATGACTGGGGGTGTAGCCCCAGTCGAATCGGCCGTAACTACTACTTCACGCATAGCCGACTCCTAATTAGCTGTTAGTATAACCTTGACCAACGTTGATGATAGAACCAGTGAAGTTACGAGCAGTGTATTCTACTTGGAAAGTACCGTTCAAAGAGCCTGTGATTGCACTGATAGTAGCTTGTGAGAAGCTAATTGTCACATCCAGAGGACCGACGTTAGCTAACAAAGCTGCTGTTGCTGCTGTTGCAGTGAATGACACTGGAATTAAACCACCAGTTGTAGTTGGGGTAATTGTTCCCAAAGCAGTTGTTGTTACAGCACCGGTTGTTGGGTTAACTACGGAAATGTCAACAGTGATTACACCACCAGTTAAAGCTGAAGGAGCTGTTGTTTCGTAGAAATATACACCAGCAATGATGGAACCCGCTGGAATTGTAACTGGTTGTGGGGTTGTTGTACCAACAGGAGCTGTTGGGAGAACTACAGCGCCAGAGGTTACTGCAGAAACTGCAGTTACTAAAGATGCTTCTTGTGTAACTTGAGCTGCGCCGGTGTTGTCTGGAGCGATTACGCCGTTATTTGTTGGGTTGTTGTACTTGTAAATACGTACGGGAGTATTAAATGTTACTGACATTTGATTTTATCCTATCAAGAGTTTATAGCCCCACTCAGTCGCTTGATCGTAGCCCCGGGAAGTGACGGGGCCCTGTTGGGGGCGATTCTTCCTATATTTACTAATACGCTAAAAACAAGCAAAACGCCCCAAAAAGCAAAAAAGCCACCCGAAGGTGGCTTTTCTGTGCTGCGGGGGTCGAATTACAGACCAGCTGTACCGAAAACGTTACGCGCATCGTGCCAACCAGTAGCATAACGCTCTGTAGCCTTGTAACGCATAGAATCAGTTTCGAAATCGCCTTCCATGGATTTTTCCATTGGACGACGCATAACGAGCATGAGACCATTTTCTGCATCAGTTTGAACCCACCAAGCTTTGCTAGAGGACAAACGTGTGACCACGTGTGTACCTTTAGGCAACATGCCTGTTGATTTGATTGGGTTCAAATCATTGTCAGCTGTACCAGAACGGAGAACAGACTTCAGAATTACTTCTGCTTGGAACTCGAGTGCTGGAGGAACAACTAATTGCTCAGCTTTCAAGCGGATACGCTTACCATTATTGTCGATAGCGCTACGGATTTGAATCAACATCTGTTCAACAGAAGTTTGGCTCAAAGAAGCAGCTGTAGACAATTGGTTAGAGTAAGAACCGCCGTTAGCGATTGGGTGAGCGGTGTTGATCAATGTAACGCCGTCGCCACCGATGTAGCCAGCTGTGAACGCAAAGTTCAAAATGTTGGCGCAAAGGGTTTCCTTAGTTTCAATCATAGATTGAGCTAAGTGTTTAGCGAAAGTGCTACCGATACGAATGTGATCGCCGTCTTCCATCAAAACTTTGGTCAAAGCATATGCTAAGCCATAGATTTGGTAGATGAAACGAGTGATGTACAGTGTACCACCTTGATCGTAGCTAACTGGAGTGCCGTCAGGCATCGCAGGAGCTGCGTTCATACCATAAAGCATTACTTCTTCATGGTAGTTACGTGGAATACCTTGGATCTGTTCTACAAATCCTTTCCATTCGTCATCGCGTTGTTCATAAACACCATCAAAGACTTCGTTGATAATCGGTTCGACTACCGCACGAAAGTCCGTACTGCGCATTGGGGTTGCCATGTGCTATTCCTTTCGTTAATTAATTAAACCGATACCGACGGAGCGGCGAAGGTGTTGTTGCAGATCTGAACCTGAACGATTGTGTAAGTATCGCCCCAAGCATTGGTATTACCAGCTGGGTAAGCTGCTTCACGTCCAAGACCAACCACACGAACTTGTCCTTGGTTACCAGAACCAACTGCAGTTGCGAGCAATGCAGTAGTAGAGAAACCAGCGCCTCCGTTACCGATAGCATAGCCATCAGTTACACGAGAACCAGAAGTTGTGTCAAAGTTGTATTCTTGACCAATAGAAGCTGCAGTTGCAGAACCATTGATTTGAGCTTCATATACGAGTGCTGGATCAGCAAAAATCCAGAAAACGATGTTTGTGTATGAATTCAAAGAAGTCAAAGAAGCATATTTAGCTACACTACGACGACCGTCTGAGTTAGTATATTCTACACCGTCAAACACACCATATACAGTGTTACCAGCAGAGCCGGCTTGAGCAGCGATAGTTAATTGGCCAGAAGAGTTGATCGTTACAGGTTGATATTGCCAAAAAGACTGGCCAGAGCTCAACGAGTAAGGAGCGCTATAACCTGATACGCCAGTGACATAGGTGTTAGTACCAGCGAATGGTACTGCACGATCCAAGCCACTTGGGTGGTATGCAGGCTTCAGGCCAAAGGGTTGAAATGTTGTTGACATTAGTCAATTTCCTTTGTTTTGAAGTTTGTTATGAAAAACGAATATTTTTATTATTCGCGCGAGAAGCATCTTTTTCCATTTCCAAAAGACCGCCTTCAAGTAGTGAACGACCGCCTTTGCTTTCTTGGGCTTGCCCACGAACTGCTGCGGTGATATTGCGTTGGTGTTCCAGAGGATCATCATGGTGCAACATCTTCATTACTTCTTGATACATTTCTTCAGGTAATTTAAAAAGAACCATCTCGTTACAACTAACACAGCCTTCAAACTTGCCTGAGCTCATCTTGCCTAGATTTTCAAAGCCTTTTCCTAACTCCGAGACTTTCACTGGCTCATAACCCAACGTCAAACGTTTGTCGATACTGTCATAATTATTTGTGGTGGATAACCAACACAAATGGAACCCTGGGATTAAACCCGGGGCTAGGTCTGGCAACGCGCTATTTTGCCATTTGTCTCTAAACGCATCAAGGCGTTCGCGCTTTACTTTTTCTTCCGGATCTTGTTCTGCGATCCGTTCTCTTACTTCTTGTACACGCTCAGCGAGTCTATCATCTAAGTCGCGTTTGATTCTTGTATTTGCCATTTTAATTAACCTTTATTTTGACGATCATACTGTGCGTACGCACGGATCATTTTATTTCGTTCTGCTATATCATCCCATTTACCTGCATCCTTAATTGCATCTACTCGAGCTTTGCTCAAAGTGATGGTTCCAGATTTCGCTGGAGAAGACGAGCTTCTATTGGATGCTGAAGGGCCTGCATTGCTGCGGCTCTTTCCGCCTTTTGATGTATAGCGGTGGGGTAAACGCGAAGATAAACGACTGTCTAACTCATCCCAATATTCTGGGTCTGCTGGATCCCATCCGTCAGATGCGAGTTCTTGGTCAATTACTTTGGCAATTCTACTATCTGTATCTCTAGCTTGTGGATCATACCAAGAGTTCTTTTTAAGCCATTTTGTTGCATTGATTTGAACCTCTGTACTAGCTGGGTTTGGAACATTTTGTTTTGGCGCTTTTGCTTGATCTACTTGCTGTTTCTTATAATGCTGAGCTTCTTTTAAGCGTTGCTTTGCTTCTGTCAGTTGCTCTAGGTATTCTACTTGCCCGGCTGCGTCATTGTTTTGTGTTGCTTTTAGCAATTGCATCTTAGCGTATTCAACTCGAGTTGCTTCGTCTTCAATAGACTTATCAAGTTGGACAAACTGGTACGATGCAGCAGTATTTTCTACTTTTGCTAAACGCTCTGCCAATTCAGCGTTACGTCGTTCAAGCGATTGAATCTTGTTCTTTGCAGATTCTTCGCGCTGTTTTTTAAGTTCTTTCTTTAAACGGCGCTCTTCTCTGCGAGCTTGACGAATGGCTTCACGATCTTCATCGCCGTCACCGGCCGCATCCAGGTCATCATCGCCGTCTGCGTCATCATCGTGGTCTTCGTCTTTTTTCTTCTTTTTACCTTCTGTATCGTCGTCTCCGTCGATAGTTTCTGGTAGTACGACTTTGGCAACTAAACTGCCATCGTCGAGTTCCTTCATAGGAATATCATTCTCTTTATCTGCCATGCTCTACTTTCTACAAAGTTAATCTACGAACGCTTTCATTTTTTGTGCATGCTCAAACGTTTTAATCTTGGAGATTACTTCGGTCGCCATTAGTGTGATAAATACCACTGGAGCGCCTTCGTCGTCTGGTTGCACAACAAATCGATCACCGCCGTATTTGATGGTGCGCACTAAATCACCTGGTTTGCACCAAGGGCCTTCCGGCCAGTATTCAAGCGTATCAGTATTACGGTAGGCTAAAGGACCAACTGCGATCACTTTTGCCACGGTTTCGTTAAAGCGTAATGTTTGTCTGGTCTCATCTACCAAGATGATCCCACCTTTACTTGTAATCTTTTCTCGGCGCAGTTGCACCAAAACACGATTTCCAAGGATTTCTGTTCCAGCGTCTACGATAGGGAAACATTCAAGTTCCGTGCGTAAATCTGGTTCGTCCTGCTCTTTAAAATCAATCGCCATTACGGCAATCCTTTCTGAATCTTACGATTCGTCGTCATTCTCCGCCAAAATTTCGTCGATAATATCAAGGGCGGTTTGCAGCCCCTCAATTTTCCCGACATAATGCTTATAGTCTTCGTAACTATTTACATTTGTCCCCGCGGTGACAGCTTCCGCTTGGATCTCTAACTCAGTCTTTACACGACCGATAATTTCTGATAAAAAGTCCTTCATATTCTTACTAATACGTGGTGCGGAACGAATCCGCCCCAAATATTAATAAAAGTTACCGCCGCCGATTTCGTTCAGGTTTTTGCCTGGACCAACTTTAGGCGATTTAGCCATTTTGTTTTGATTCAAAACAGCGTTGTTAGCACGTTTGGAACCAGACGCGCCTTTGTCGATAGTGGTTTCACCAGGGCCGCCTGCGTAGCCTGGGTTACCAGTCATTTGGTATGATTTACGGAAGCCTAATTCGCCGCCATTTTGTTTTTTAGTTGCCATTATTGTCCTTCAGAAGGTGTTTGTGGTTGTGCTGCTTGTTGTTCTTGCATTTGCTGCATTTGTTGTTCATGCATCTGCTGGGCTTGTTCTAAACCCTGTTGGTGTTGCTGGTCCTGTTGCTGCATTTGTTGTGCATGCTGCTGTTGGGCTTGAGCTAAACCTTGTTGATGTTGCTGAACGGCTTGTTGAGCTTCAATTTGATTCTGTACTTGCTGTGCTTGTTGTTCAAATGCTTGTTGTTGAACAGCCAAACCATGTTGACGGATGTCTTCATTGGCCGCATTGATCGCTTCCATTGCAGATTTGTCTTGTTCAGCTTCCAATTGGGCTTGAATTTGATCCATCTGTGCGCCGGCGGTGATCATTGCAACGCGTTCTTTAGCTGCGTTGTTGATATTAGCCATTGCAATGTCAGTTGCGTTGCGTTGGTTGTCAATATTCGTTTGAGTGCTGTACTTAGCTTGCAACTCTTGAACTTTTTGCTGCAGTTCAGCAATTTTGATCTGATAGTCTTGTTGCATTGACTGAGTATCGAGCTGCATTTTAGCTTGAGCTTCTTGCAGTTTGCGTTGTGTCTCAGCAGTCTGCGTTTTAATGATTGCAGCGGCTGTTGGGTCAGACATAAGCGCGTTTTGTTGCTGTGATTGCTGAGCTTGTGCGACTTTTTGTGCCAATGCTGTAATTTGTGGCAAGAACTGACCCATATTTTGTTGGGTGTCTTGATCCACCAAACGAGAAGCCAATACCAAAGCTTTTTGAGCGTTTTGATCGAGTGGTTTTTCTGTATGGAGTTCTAAAATGTCCTTACCCCCAGATGCTTCTGCAACATATCCACGCATTGCTTGCAAATAGTGCAATGTTAAGTGTTGTTTGATGTGTTCTAAAGCGTGTGGTGCAAACATAGGACCGATGACGGGGTTTCCGCCGTATGCTGGGTTGTTGGCATACTCTAAATGCACTTGAATATGTGCAATGTGGTCCTGATCGGGATACGCAGCGGCTGCACGACCCATCGTCATCGATACGTTTTCAAGTGCTGGGTTAGATTCATTGTTACCCATTGGATTTGGCAACACTTCTTCTTGTTCTGGCACTTTAAGTTGTTCTAAAATACGCTTGTATACTGCGCGCATGTCAAACAAACCTGGTTGAATTTGGTTTGCTTGTGTTGCCATCTGTAAGAGGGCTTGGTTCTGAGCTAAACGTTGTGTCTCAGAGAAAATGTTAGGATCGGAAACTGGGCGTACATCAGAGTTGTATGCAAAGTCACGAACCTCAATCTGTTCACCAGACTCGTTGTCCATTTCTTCCAAGTACCAATGATTGATACGTGAAATAATTTTGAGCGACATCGCTTGTGAGCGATGTAAACGAGCATGAATGGATGAGAATACCTTGGCACCTTGCTCGATCAGAGCTTGTGTTGTGCCAACAGGTGTGTTGGCGTTGGTATCTGCAATCTTTTCTTCAGCAGTGGTGACAACGCCTTTAGCAGCAGTTGTTAACCATCCAAGCAAATCAAAGAGAACTGAGGATGGTGGGTTGAATGGCATTGGCATCGCAATCTTGCGAATGTCATCAACACCAGGACCACTTTCAACTTCTAAAACTTGCGTCGGTTCGATCCTATCAGACTGGCCAGAAACGCGTCCAGTTTTGAGCTTAAGCATTGTTTGGCTATTGTTGATAAATGCTGCGTCCAACAAAGCACGTAAAGCGCCAGTAAGGGCGGCAGACAAACCGCCAATAAGATGAGGTAGGCCAATAGCATAAGCACCGCGCCAAGGAATGAATTTAAATTCAACGTACCAGTCCAACTTCTCGAGTTTTTCGTCATTTGACTCCCAGTTTCTTCGTAGAGCCAACACTTTGCTAGATGACTCATCGATGGTTAAAATGTATGGGGCGCGTTTGCCTTCTGTAAGCGGATCTTCATCGAGCCGCATAAAGCAAGTGATCTCGTACACTCTGCGCAATCCATCAATGTTCTTAGATGGATTTTCTTTACCTTCGATTTTATCGTTTGCTACTTCAGAACGAGTTTGATCGTTTAATGGAGCATCCGATGAATAGCCCATATTGTCCATGTCGCGATACAGACCGGAATCAATACGTTGCTGGTAGATATCCTCAGTGATGTCTTGTTGTTCTGTGACACGCTGAGATGTATAAAAGTTAGTAGATGAATAAGGTAGGATGATATTATCAATCGGAACCCATTCACACATTGGTCGGCGTTGTTCTTCATCGTAACGCCATTTAAGGAATTGTGAACCTCCGAGTGGTAACTGAGTGAGCAGTTGCTCCATCTCGTCACGGAACTCAGGAATTTGTTCTGTCAGCTGCCAGTTAAGGAATGTGACTTTGCGATCAGCTGTTTTTTGTTTGGTTTTAGTTTCGTCGCCCTTAATATTGGAACGAACGATACCTTCCGGAGGAAGTAACTCTTTCGCTGAGGAGGCTGCAAAATCCACGCAGGCTTCAGCCATGACGGGATGCACAACTTTAGAAGCACCATCAAAAACAGCACCACCAGGAGCGTCCTTACCAAGGCCAGTGCGACGAAGACCCTCTTCGTATTGCTTATCTCTTTGTGTCCGTGCTTCCTTATCGACATCGATGTAGTCCAGATATTCAATTGCTAATGAATTTAAAGTCTGCTCATCGAGTTCATCCGCTAAGTTCGAATAGAACTCAGGGTTTTTTAATGGGCTTTCTTTGTTTACATAATTTACAACAACTGAACCATCGTCAAGTTCGATTACTTCCTGTTCCGCTTCGTCAGGATCAAGCCCGAGTTCTGCCTCGAACTCATCGATCTCTGCATCCTGCTCTTGACCTTCCTTAATTTTACTTTCGGGGTCTATTGCAGGCAAATTACCGCCATTTTGAATTGGAATTTGTGGATTTGCCATAGAAAATTATTTATTTGGTGTCAGAGTGTGCTGTTCTGACCTTGAGAAATTTGGTGGGCAAAAAGCGCCCTTATTCTAACTAATACGCTATTTACCGTTAATCCGCCCTATTGCGCGTATGGATTGAGGAATTTCTTACGATATATGTCATCTGAGTAGTCATAATCCCTTGGAGGCAGCGGATCTACTGCAAGCCAGCCCGAATCGCGCAAAATGCGTAAACCTTGCGATAATGAGTCCACGTAGTCGTCATGGCCGCCCATTTCTGGGAACGAACACACCTGACGTAGGAAACGTTTTGTCCAGTCTGCGAACTCGCCTTTTTTCTTTGGGTCTTCTGGTATGAAGATTTTACCCTTGGTTACCAGCGGCGCTACGATGTTTAGTCGCTGCACCTTATCCGCGCGCCCGGGGTTGTATCCACGTACAGGCACACCTGAACCTTGGAGTTCTTGGATCAGTGAGATACCAGCGGATTTGTCTTCCATGAGTATCAGGTCAGCTTTACGCCCCTTACCGAACTCATTGTCCGCTCCGTACACAACTTCTTTGAAGTCGTTGATAACTTTGCGGCGTAGTTCCGGATACGATAGGTGTTCATCCCATGAATCGAGCAGTATGGCCGCGGTACCTGCGTCTTGTTGTTCAAATACCCCCCACACTGTGCAAGCGGTAGGATCGTTGGTTGTCTTTTCGCTGGTAGCTGGGTCGTATGACGCGATTACGTATTCCAATGTTGGGGTTGGCTTGTTCGCTGGCCACATTTTGAAATGCTTACGTTTGATAATACCCGCTGATTCAGGGTCAAGAATCTCACCGTAGATCTCCTGACGTCCGATGTCGGTGCCGTCATAAGTCTCCAGCTGTTTGAAAAACGTTTCAGAGAGGTTGGCGCGGTTATCAAACGAACTGGCGTTAACCACATACACATCGCCACCAATTTTACCTTCGTTTAAATCTACAATCAGTTCCCTTGGTTTGGGGGTGGTTGTAATAATCTGCTGCACTCGGGGGATGCGTGGATCTTTAAGTCGGAGTGTGAACTGAACACCGTCGTAGGCGTCGTCCAAGTAATCGAATGCACACAGCTCGTCAAACCAGGCTCCGTGATATTGTTTACCACGATATCGTTCTGGCTCGGAAGCGGGGATGCCTTGAATGATGGAGCCATTTTTGAGGGTGATTTCAAAAAGGGATTTGTTGTAGTCTCTGATAAGAGATTGGGGGATAATATTGAGAAGTCCGGAATCTCCTTCGAAACAAGTTGCTCGTATATCGTTAGAGGTTGGGGCGGTGACAAGCCAGCGTGTGTTTTCGTAAGTGGCTGCGCGAATACCAATCCAATGGCTAGCTGTATGAGTCTTGCCCGAACCGCGGCCGGCCAGCATGAGGAATGTGTCATATTCTCCGTCTTCTGGCTCGCGCTGATGCGCTAACGCTTGAAGTTTCCATTTGATCTGCCATGTTAGCAGGTCGAGTTTGTCCTTTGGCCAGTGCGGCCTGTCTTTGATGAATTTGGTTAAAAGTTTTTCGTGTTCTGGTGTCAGTGACATGCAATAAATCCTTCTCCTACGAGAAAGCTTCCATCGGGGCCGTCAGTTTCGATATGCACACAGTTTTGAGCTTCGATCGGAACGATCTCGTTTACATATCGCCATTGCTGACGGATTTTTATGTTGGGTGATAGTTGGTTTTCAATGAGGCGCAGTTTTGTTTTGATGCGCAGCACAAAGTTTTTAAGATACTTGTCGTAGCGCAGCGTGGTTTTACATCCCAGTGACTCGGCAAGCCATTGGATCTGTTTGATCGCCAGTTCGTTTAGTAACGTTATGCGAAATCTATCTTGCCGTTCGTTATACTGCCGTGACCGTGAGTGGATAATCCCGCGCAATAAATCCAATCGCTGCTCAACCGAGGCAAGCAGGTAGTTTTCTGGGATGCTGGTTGGTACTTTTGGCACCAAGTGCGACCGAACAGTGGGTTTTGTTATGAATCTGTACCGACCGTGGGTGGTTTTATTCTTTTTAATGATCTTATACCCAGCGTCTTTGAATTTTCTGTGGACAAATTCTGCATAGCCGTCAGGCGGGACCATAATGTCGTCTGGGTTTTTGTTGAAAAACCAGAAACCGAATACAAAAGGCGGGACAGGGAGTTCTTGGGTGGGTAATTGGAGCGCGCCAGCGGTGGGCACAGTGTATTCGTGGATTTTTCCCCGCACTCTTAGTGGGAGGTCGCGTAGGGTTTCCAAGGATTTAACAGAAACTGGGCGCTTGAATTTCTTTTGCCCCTTGTATTCGTACGTACGTTTGCGATATTTCTCGTTTTCTAAGGGTAGTTTGAGGTTCAAGTCGCCCTTGATGGACAATCCATCGTCAAAGTACACCGCGTAACAGTCTTCTGAGCGGTACTTTTGGACAAGCTTCACCCGAACGGGTTTTCCATGCCTGTCAAAAACTATATCACTTTCAGTTATATCGTTTGCTAGTTTCCAGTAATCAAGGGTTAGCACCCTTTGCGTCGCTAGTATTGCCATAAAAGTTTTGTGCTACCCAATTGTCGAGCCAGCGCCCTAACAGCGCTCGAATCCGAAGTTGAATTTGGTTTGGTAGTCTACGGATATCCATTACATCCGTGGTGCCCTCAGTGATTTTGAGCCGCCACTGCAGGTACTTTGCGGTTTCTTTATCCAAAACCGACCTGGGCATGTCAACTTGTTCAAAGTTGTACAGATCACAGACAAGCAATCGAAAGCCCTGGAAGTTTCCATCTTTGTCTTCCAGTGCGCCTTGGATTTGGTAGACGTACTTGTTCATACCTTCACTAATACGCAGAATTGGGCGTTTCAGCCTTTATTACTGAAAGTTATATAAAGGGTGTTCTATATAACCAAAAGTTTGGATTGACACACTTGCCACACTTGCCAGGGTATTTTCGCACCTCCCCCTCTATGTTATTTTATTTTTTTTAAAAAAAAAAAAAAAAAAAACGAAAAGAAGTGTGGCAAGTGTGTCAATCGTCTGTAAGTCCTTGATTTATATAGGGGTACCCCCAAAAGAAGTGTGTCAAAAGTGTGGCAATTTTGACACACTTGCCACACTTCGGTCAAATTTTCTAAAAAAATATACAAATTCATGGTTGCTCAGGGGCCCACGCGCCCGGGGTGGGGGTCTGTTTAAAAGGGGGTCGATGGACTGAAAAGGGGACTGGCAACGAAAAAGGAGGGTCATGCACCAATTTGGTGCACCCCAGTGAGCACTCACTTACTTAGCGCACCAGACTGGTGCATTGTCATGCTGCATCGCACCATCAAGGCAACGCACCAACATGGTGCATCCCCACTTTGGTGCAGCACCAATCTGGTGCATGGGCGCGGATGATGCACCAATCAGGTGCATCGGTGGACTGGTGGGGATGGTGGACTGGTGG